TTTAGTATTGTATCCACTAACATAGGTGCTGACCATGCATACGATCCTAATGGTGCCAAGCAAGGATACACTTTAACTAATGCTAAACCAGCATTCTATATTCTTGCACAACCTATATCAAATGTAACTGTCCCACTGTTTAGATTCTATTCAACAGTCAAGCAAGATACATTCTTAACTACTAATCCTGGTGAGCCTGATACTAAAGGTGCAGGTGAGAGAGCAACCATGAATGCTTCAGGCATGGCAGGTGGTGAAGTCTTAGGACATGTATTCCCAACTGCTGCTGCAATGAATAGTTATTTACATACTGATGAGCAAGCAGAGGCACTGCATAGATTCCATAGTATGAGTCCATTTGACCACAAGTATACTATTGATGGTGAGATAGTAGGTGGTAACCCTCAGAAGATACCTAAGAGGTGGTGCTATCGTATACCTATAGAATCTAAGGCAGACCTTAACATCTCAATGGATGTTGAGAAAGGATCAGCAGGATATGATAACGCAATTGGTTTCTACCTAGCAGATGATACTGGTCCTAAGTATGGACGTGTCATTGTAACGAGTGCTAGGAATGGTACCAATCTATACAACGCATGGATGACCAGCCTCAAACTGAATGAGTATGCTGGAGGGACGATGGGATTTTTCTTGATCCCTAATGGTGGTGGCCAGAATTCACTCAGCATTATGCAAGAGTTAACATTCACCCCACTTAATTCTCCTTACACTGGTGGTTTCAGTGCAGTAGGTATCACTACAGCACAGAATAACTACTGTCTCTTCAGTGATAGGACATGGAATCCTATGCAGAAGGATCAGACCAAGTGGCAGGGTAAAAACAATCAATTCTGGGAAGACCTTATCAATGGTGACGATGACTATGACGATCTAAGATTCTGGCATAGACTTGGGTGGACATATGGTGGATACAAGTACGAGGGTGTCCAATGCTATGTGTATGCTGGAGCTGCACCAGAGAAGGTGATGAGAAAGATAGACCCTTCAACAAAATGCGATGCTAGAATATTAAAGGCCAGCTTTAAGGACATAGTTATCAGACGTATGGACTGCGGTAATAAAGTCCCTAACATCGTAGGTAATGACGTTGAGTGGGAGTGTGGCACATGTAATGGTGAATACTCAGTCAAATTAAATACCAATCAGACTATTGAAGCAGCAGTAGGTGGTACCTTTAGGTTTGTATCTATGGGTGGTATCAGTGGTGGTATCTATGGATCATGTATGAAGTTTACTCTTCGCATGAAGAAGAATACAGTATTAATATGGGAGAAGCAGTTTGAAGCACAGTATTGGCCTGCAATAGGTAGAGACTTATATAATCAGGACATTACTTTAGAACCAGGAGATGAATTAAACTTTGAGGTAGTAAGTATTGATACAGGTGCAGTCACAGGTGACATAGCATTAGAAGCTGCTCTCTATGCAACTGATACTACTATGTTTGAGGGTGCATTTAAGATGATGCTAGGCACCCAGTCACATGACAGTGTGATAGCAAAACAAACAGGTAACCCAACACTTAACCCAATTACTAAAGAGGGTGGAGAGATAGAAGGATTTGCATTCTCATTTAATCCTACTAACAGACAAGACTTTGAGTGGGAGGCAGGTAGTAAACTTGCTGAGACATGGAGTGAGGACAACGTGCCTGACCCAGGAGATCCTTACACATATGTCTGGGCAAATAATATACCAGTCGCTATGCATGGATCACTCCAAGCGAATCCAGACATACCAGGACAGAGTAGGGTTATAGGTAACAGTTTGATGCCTACATTACCTGGCGGTTACATAGACACAGGGTATCTCTATGATGTAGAAGCAAACTATTTCTCTGCGACCCTTCTAGAGTCCTACAACTACAGGAATCTATCAGGAGTATACAATCACCTTGTTGAGGACTATCTCTTCACTAGGTTTGAAACCCTGAGTGGTACTGATATCTCACAAGGATACAGAGACATCCTTAGTGAGTCAGCACCTACTACGTTTGCACGAGGTAGTAAACCGTGGTATACTGTTGGTGCTAACTCTGTTGGCAACCATTACCAGACTGTTGTTGCAAACATATGGGATGGAGCAGCACAAGCACCACAGAGAGACACATACTTCTCTCCTATCACATTCATACATGACTTTATCCTTGATAACTATCATGGTACAGGTGGTGGAAACTATGCTGATGCTGCTAAGATACGTGTAGGTATCACATTCTATCCAGTTATCTTTGATCAGACCACCTCATCTAAGCAGGTGCATTACTGGCAAGCAATGGTGCATGTCATTGATGTCATTGATCAGGGTAAAGGATACACCAAAGGGTCAGAGTTTGTGTTAACATGGCCTCCGATGAGAGATAGGTCGAGTGAGAATCCCTCACAGACACCATACTATCCTGATCAGGAAGCAGGTTTTTCATTCCCAATAGGTAAACAACTTGCTTGGTGGGAGAATGAAGACCTAGTAAGGAGGAGTCTTAAGGAAGCCTTCTACATGGAGTCACACAATAAAGACTCAGTTGTATGGTATAGTGGTACCGACAAAGCAAAATTCAGAGTTAGATTTAAGATAACTCTTACACAATGTACAGATCCACCTTAAGATTATGGCACAAGGATTCAGTGGTAGAGAGATCAATGCCGAAAGATCTCTAGAGAAATCTTCAAGAGAGTTAAGGACTCTTAAGAAGGTCATCGAAAAGTATAAGGATGATCCGAAGGGCAAGAAGAAGATGCTCAAACAGATGCAGAAGTACTGGAGGAGTCCTATCGCAGAGATAAAAGGTCTCGATTACAAACCGAAGGGGCCTAACTGGACACCCCCTGAAGATTTGCAGCAGAATTTAGAAGCAATGGCCGAATATGTTGATCCACGTGAAGAGTGTGTTGATTCCGACATAAATAACAGTTCGTTAACACCTGACCAAGAGCAGGAGTTACGTGCTAAACTAGCCAAAACCGACAAAGCTGATGATTAATCTGGAGGAAAAGTATGGGTCTTACATTGGAAGCAATAAGACCTTTAGAATAGATGGAGTAAACGAACCAGTAACAGGGTATGGATACCACTGCGATGGGTCAGACATAAAAGGTTATTGGGTTAACACTACCCACTTTAAACTCTTTTATAATTTGAATGAACAATTCTTGAGAATGGAACCATTAAATGACGTGGAATCTTCACCCCCTATTCCCTCATCCCCTAGCAAAATCGAGAATTAATCCTGAGATCTGTGATATTCTCACAGATATGCTACAGGAGTATGACTTCTCGGAAGATGAGGATGGACTGAGTGCTGTGACTGTTAACAAGCATGTGTTAAACAATAAGACCTCAGTCCTGGACTACTTTACTCGCAAGGTAAGGCAAGCTATCTGTGAGATAGGATACTATTGTGATGTACAGATCACTACCTCTTGGTTTACTGCCACACTTAGTGGTGGGTCAGCAGATGAGCATGCACATTGCAATTCTTGGTTTAGTGCTGTAGTATACTTCGATGAGTATGATGCAGACTCTGCTCCTATTCAATTTGTAAACCCTCCTAGCGGTGTCTACGTGAGTCCTTCAATGGAAAACGATTACAATGCTACCGATCATGTTGAAGTGCCTCAGAAGGGCACCATACTATTGTTCCCTAGCAATGTAAGACACCGAGTATTAAAGAATTATTCTCAGTATGAAAGGTATTCACTGGCATTCAACGTCATGCCTAAAGGTGTGATCGATGTAGGAGACTCATCCTATGTGTACCAGTAATCAAACTGTCACAACCCCCCTTGACGGTTACCCGCAATTACTGATAGTATAAATAACTTAACATAACAACACAGGACTCGAAAGATCGTAACCCTGCGTCGATGTTAGAATAAGATCCCCATGTCGAGGGGACCTATCATCCGCAGGATTTTTTCTTGCGAGATACTTAAAACAAAAACATGTCTATCAAATCAACAATCGCAGCTGTAGCTGCATCACCATTCCTTCTCGCTGGAGCCGCTTTTGCTGGTCCATACGTGAATGTTGAATCTAACCTCTCTTATCCTGATGGAGAGTATTCTTCTGCCGTTACTGATCTACACGTCGGTTACGAAGGAACCAATGGTGGCAAACTTGCCTACTACGTACAGGGTGGTCCTGCAATCTCACACAGTGAGTCTGCTGACAGCACAGACGTAGACTTCTCTGGTAAAGTTGGTGCATCTTATGCAATCGCTGATGCTACTGATCTTTACGGTGAGCTTGCTGGCATCACTGACGAAGACTCCTCTGGTAACAGTGAAGTCAACTGGGGTGCTAAAGTTGGTGTTAAATTCACTTTCTAATTGAAGGTAAATATCTAACTAAATAAAGGGTCACTAACGTGACCCTTTTTTCTTTCCTACTATAATAATATGGCCAAACAACCAGGTAACACCGCCATCTACACCAGAGAAGGGTGTGGATTCTGCACAAAGATTAAGGAAGTTTACAAGTCTAAGGGATGGGGCTTTGCAGAATACAAATTAGATGTTAACTTTACTAGAGAGCAGTTTAAGACAGAGTTCGGACAGTCAGCTACCTTTCCACAAGTTATCATTGCTGGATATAAAATGGGTGGATGCTCTGAAACTGTTAAATACCTTCGAGAAAACGCATATCTATGACGTACATGGACCCCAATCCTGAAGAGCTTTATACTATTATTGATCGAGCAATCGATGAAGCTATGATCAATGGGAGATTCCTCTTTAATATGAAGTCGTATCTAACTGGTAACAAGTGGACACGCAAACAAACAAAAGAATTAATAGACTCATCCTCTATGGGTGAGATCACACAGATAGTAGATGAATTGTCACAGTATATTGCACGTGACAAGTATATGTCTGAAGCCTATAGTAATATACCTAAACCACAGGCACGTAAGATACGAAAGTATTTTGAGACTGTGATAGATGATGCTAAAGTTTATTATGAAAACCGTAGACCAGGAAGACCACGGAAGACTACTAAATAAAATCAAATAGTAAGGGAGAGTTCTTATGTCCGACATGTCATTCATGTACATTGCATTCTTCCTTACAATAGGTAGTTTCCTATTAGGTTTTGTGGTATCATGGAACCTGAAAGATATCTTTGATACATGGAGAGAGTCAGCAGAGTATGCAGCAATCGTTATGCATCCTGAGATGCAGACCGAGAATGGTCCTGTTGATCCTAGCGAGTTGATCTACTTGCGTATTCATGACGAAGATGATACAATGTATGATGACGATGAGTAAGTTATGAGATTAATGATTTCTGAAGTGCTTCAAAAGGCTCACAATGCCAAGACTAAAGCACAAAAGATCAAGATCCTACAGGATAATAATACTCCTGGATTAAGGTCTATCTTTATTATAAACTTTGACGAGAGTCTTAAACCTCGTGTCCCTTTGGGTGAGGATGTACCTTATCGTAAGAATGAGGCACCTAAAGGCACAGAGCACACACTCCTAGAGAAGGAGGCAAAGAAACTCTATAGATTCTTTGTAGGTGGTGATGATAACTTGAAAACCTTAAAGGTAGAGAGTATGTTTATCCAACTACTTGAAGGTCTTCATGAGAGTGAGGCAGAGGTGCTAGTAAAAGCAATTAACAAGACACTGCACAAGAGATATCGTATCACTAAGGCAGCAGTGCAAGAAGCATTCCCTTCTATTGAATGGGGTGGCAGAGGTAGATGAAGTTAACTGATGAGCAGATCGCTGACATTAATGGTCGGGGATTGGGTT